ACAAATACGCCTCACTACTACGTAGGCAAGTATAAGGGCTTAGAGGCTTTTGATATTGTTATGGACTTTCAGAGGGACTCTTATAACCTTGGTGTTGCCATTGCTTACCTGCTTCGGGCAGGAAAGAAGCAAGGCAACCCAAGATCGCAGGACATCGCAAAGGCGATAGACCATTTAAATAAGGAACTAGAATATGAAAGAGACTATAGACCTGCAGCTGAGGTTACCGAAGACGGTCAGCCTTAACACGCTGTATGCAGGTAAGCATTGGACATTTAGAAAAAGGGTAAAAGATGAATACAAGAAAATTGTTGAAGAGGAACTATCTCGTTATGACCGCTATCGTGCAGAGGCTTGCACTATCCACATTAGGTATAATTCTCGTGCTGATGTGGATAATATTGTTTTGGTGTCAAAATTTGTTGCTGATACTCTCGTGGCTAACAAATGGATTCCTGATGACTCTCCTAAATACTACCACAAGCTCACTATCATATATGACAAGGAGGTTGAAAAGAATTATTGTGAGGTTACAATTAGACTCTTAGAAGCGGAGCTATGCCAAGAATAAATCAGCTAGACCTATTCTCTGGGATTGGAGGTTTTCACCTTGGGTTCGAGAGGGCAGGGTATGACGTGCGCAGCTACTTCTCTGAGGTAGATAAGCACGCTATAGCAGTATACAAACACCAATTTAAAGAGAGCACTTATGTCGGAGCAGTTGGAGATGTTCGGGGGGCAGACCTCCCAAGAATCGACCTTATCACTTTTGGAAGTCCTTGCCAAGACTTTAGTCAGGCTGGAGGTCGCAGGGGTCTCGAAGGAGACCGAAGCAGTCTTATCTCTGAAGCAATACGGCTTATCAGAGAATGCAGACCAAGAGTTTTTATTTGGGAAAATGTTAAAGGAGCATTCAGCTCAAACGATGGGGCAGACTTTGCGGCAATCCTCCAAGCCTTTATTAACATTGGGGGCTATAGACTTGAATGGCAACTGCTTAATACAACGCTCATTTTACCACAAAACAGACCCCGAGTGTACCTTGTTGGACATCTTGCAGAATCCAGAGGAAGTTGGGGAGGAGTATTTCCTATCGAGAAGTCAGGTAGAGAGTCTAACGAGCGGATTTCAAAAGTCGCAAATACACTTCAGTCCCCTGGTCACAGCGGAGGAAACTACCGAGGAATGAATATGATAGCTGTTAAGAGTGCTAAGGAATGTGGGTATGAAGAAGCTGAGGTAGGTGATAGCATCAACCTGACAGCTATTAACTCAACTACTCGCAGGGGTCGAGTGGGTAAGCAGAAAGCGCAAACACTTGACACCTTATGCGAGCAGGCAGTAGTAGAACCCAAGTACAACTACAAGAAGGTCAATGAGACCATTGAGCAAAACGAGGGTAAGTTTAAGAAGGGGCAACCTACTATGATGGACTTGCATAATCGCAACCTTATGGATGTCTCGCCTTGTTTAGTTGAGCCACACCATAACGCTGCGAGCTTATTTGACGGCTATAGAATCAGAAGACTCACCCCTATAGAGTGTGAGCGGCTTCAGGGCTTTCCCGATAACCATACGCAATATGGATCGTACGAAGGCGAGGTTAAGGAGATGAGCAACACACAACGCTATAAGCAATGCGGTAATGCGGTGACCGTTGACGTGGTAGCAGAAATTGCTAGAAGGCTTTTGCCTTTGTTTAAATAATTTTTATAATTTCGAATCAGTTTAATAATCAAAAAAGAGATGCTATGAAAACAGCAGTAGTAAAAGAGGTGAAGCCTGTAGGCGAGCCAAGACAAGGTCAGTACGGAATGATGTACACCTATGGAGTAAGATTTGAGAATGGAGACTCTGGGCTCTATACCTCAACAAGTGACAATCAAAACAAGTTTGTGGTAGGCGAGTCAGCCCACTACACTGACGAGGCTAAGCAAAGTCAGTCAGGAAAGACTTGGTATAAGATTAAGCCTGCTAACCCTCAGTACGATGGTAATGGCAGTAGCGCAGCACCTACCTCTTCAGGAGGCGGTGCAAGCGCAACAAGCAAGGATGAGCTTATCATCCGTCAGACAGCATTGAAGGCTGCTGCAGAGTTGGGTGGTTCACCTGCGGTAGTTCTTCAGCACGCAGCAATGTTTGCGGATTGGGTCTTAGGTAAGTCAGCCCAACCGAAAGACACTTTCCCTGCACAGGAAAAAGTGCAAGTAACGAATGCAGTGGCAGACGAGGGTCTACCATTTTAAGCAACATTGTTGAACCTAAGAGGGGGGCGTTTCGCCCTCCTTTTTTTTCTTTATCAAACCTATGTCAAAAGTTAGCTATGCCGACCTCACGGGGCGGATAGACAGGATACGTATGGGCAGGCTGAAGCAGGGCTACGGCTTTGGTCACGAGCGTATAGACGAGTACCTTCAGTTTAAGAGGGGCAATTTCAATATTATTTTAGGTCACAATAACGTAGGTAAGACTACTACTATATTGTTCTTGATGGTTATGCAGGCTGTTAAGAATAATATCAAGTGGTTAATCTACAGCAGTGAGAACACGCCAGAGAGTGTCGCTATAAAAATCATTCAATTCTACTTGGGCAAACCCATTGGTCAAGTAGAAGAGGATGAGCTCCACAAGGCTATGCACTTTATGATGGAATACTTTATTATCCTTGATGCTGATACAAAGATGTACAGCTACAAGGATTTGCTAGAGGAGGCAACCGACATACACAATGACGAAGGTATAGACGGTTTTCTTATCGATCCATACAACTCGCTTAAGAAAGAAAAGGATATGTTTCAGGCGTTAGGTGGTCACGAGTACGACTACGAAGTGGCTACCGCTTTCAGGAATTGGTGCAAGCAGCACAAGGTGAGTATATGGGTAAACACTCACGCAGTCACTACAGCACTGCGTAACAAGTACCCTGCCTCTCACGAGTACGCAGGTCTCACGAAGCCTCCGAGCGTTGGAGACGTTGAAGGAGGCGGTAAGTGGGGCAACAGGGCTGATGACTTCTGGGGGGTACATAGACTGATTGGCAGCCCTACCGAGTGGATGTACACACACATACACTGCTACAAGGTAAAGGAGACAGAGACGGGCGGTAAGCCTACGCCTGTCGATGACCCGATACGATTGCGGATGAAACCAGGCAACGCAGCCTTTCAGATTGATGGGCAAGACTTATTACCTGCCGTGCAAAAAAAACAAGGAGACCTACCTTTTTAGGTCAAAACGTAACATATATTTATAAACAATGTCAGACGAGCAAGACATACTAAACAGCACGATGCGTTGGAACTATGAAGAGTCCAAGAGTATGGCGTTGCTTTGGTTGAGAGCTAAGAATCGTTTGTTGATGCAAATAGCTCAGGAGCTAAAACCTGAGGATGTCAATGACGAATATGCTATGAATCTATTCTTAGACCTGACCTCTTTATATGGTGCTATGGATAGTGCTATAGATATGGTAGAAGAGGTGCAGCGACAGATATGGGATGCACAAGCAAAGAACTCAGAGCTTAAGCTAACCATCAGACAGCTGTCTGCTAAGGTGGCGAAGTATGAGGAGCAGTTTGACGAACTAGACGAGTATTTAAAATGAGAGCATCAGTAGAAGAATTACAAACCGCCTACGACACTTACATTGAAAAACATAACATACATAACAACAGAGAGAGAAGAAACGTGTCTGCCCGTCAAGCCTTTATGACGGCAGCACGTGTGTACTTCACTACTCTTGAGATTGCTCGTGTGACGAAGAAAAACCACGCCACGGTTATACACGCCACAAGATCGCACGAGACGAACATAAAATTTGACACCCATTACGGCAGGTTCTTTATAGAATGCGGCAGTATTATGATGGGTTTAAAACAAACGGAAACTCTAGACGAGGAATGGGATTTGCTCGTAGAAAATGCGGAGCTGCGGCAGCAGGTCGCTGACCTTCGTCTGGAGCTCCGTGATACCCGAAGGGAGCTGAGAAAGAAAAAGACTAAGAAAAAATATGAACTTTGCGATTGACATAGCACCTCTAGCAGGTTTTATAGTAGGAGTTAACTATTGGAACTCCGAGATGGATGAAGATTACCAAGACCCCAAGTACCACTCTTTGCAGTTGTGCTTCGGGGTCTTAGCATTTGTAATAACGTGGGCAACAGAAGGACAGGAGAAATAGACTTGCTTAGCTTGCTTGCTGAGTATCATAAGGAGTGGCTAAAGATGGCGCACAAGTTTGGCGCAGGGTCTTATGCCGAAGACCTTGTGCAGGAGATGTACATACGCCTGAACAAATACATTGATGACCCTGAGCGTATAATGTATAATGATGAGCCTAACAAGCTGTTCATATGGGTCACGCTGCGCAACCTAGTACGCAAGCATCAGACAAGGAATGACCTGCACGTATTTGTAGATACCTACCACGACCACCCAGAGTTCAGCGAGGAAATAGACCGAGAGCCTGACGAGCTGTTTGAGCAGTTCATAGACAGAATATGGGAGACCTCTAAAGAGATGTATTGGTTTGACCATAAGATGTTCGAGCTCTACCATAGTAGCGATATGAGTATGCGTGACATACATAAGGAGACTACCATCAGTTTGAGAACCATTTTTACAACCTTAAATAAAGCGAAAGATTATGTCAGAGAAAACCTCTACGAAGAGTACCAAGAGTACCTCAAAGAAATCCAAGAGTAAAGGCTTGGGTGACACTATTGAAAAGGTCACCGAAGCTACAGGTATTAAGAAAGCCGTCAAGATGTTTACCGAGGCTACGGGTGTAGACTGCGGATGTGACGAGCGTAAGAAGAAGCTAAACGAGCTCTTTCCTTACAAGCACACCGAGTGCTTGGAGGAGAAAGAGTACGACTTCTTAAAAGGCTTTTATGCGCAGTTCAATGGTGTAAAGGTTGAGGAGAAGTATACCCGTCCTCTGGCAGAGATACACGCTAGGGTCTTTAACCATAAGTTTGACATCCCTTGCAGCTGTAGCCCTAAGACTTGGAAGGCTTGGATCAATGACCTGCGCAAGGTATACAATGAGTATGAAGGAGCTTGATTTATATAACATACTCAAGCTCTGTTTTATGAATGACCTTGAGAAGAGCGAGAGCCAATACTCTCGCTTTGATTGTTTCTCTGCCAAGTGGAAGATGGACATAGAGCTCAAGTGTCGCAGGACTCACTATGATGAGTTATTGATTGAGAGGGACAAATACGATGCCCTGGTACAGAGGGCTGAGAAATTTGACACTCGACCCTTTTACATCAACTCAACACCCGAGGGTATATATGCCTTCAACCTTCAGGACTTTCCTGATTTAAAATGGGAGATGAAAGGAGGGCTACCTAAAACCACAGACTTCTACGACAACCGTAGGGTAGTGAAAGAGGTGGCTTTCCTCCCTATCTCTCAGGCTACTAGATTAGACGAAGAATAGCATTGTTAATATTTTTGTTTATATTTGGGCATAACCAAAATTATATGCTATATGTATAACAAGAAAATGACATTGCGTGAGAACATTATCTACGGGGGTACTTGCTACCTTCTGGCTGCCATTGGAGTGGCAGCGATGGTAGCCCTCTATGAATTTATTGAATCACTATTTAACTTACCTGTATAATGACACCTAACAACGCAATAGACAAAGCGCAAGTGGTATTTGACGAGCCACGCACAGACAAAGAGACGATAGACGAACTGCTGCATATAGATGCACAGATGTACCAATACTTAGGCACGGACACGAGCAAGACTGAAAAGGATGCTGTGAGACGTGCCTCTGCTTTTATATACAGATTGATTAAGAGCATTGACCCTGAGAAGGGGCAACGCTTTATTCAGGGAATGGGATTAACTAGATAAATAAATGACCTATGAAAATCAGAATGCTAAATGGCGAGGAGCACGACCAAAGCTACCTCGTAGAACAAGCCCACAATGATGACTTCTACTACGGCTACCTAGGTAAGGTAGCGTTCAGTTCATCAAACCTCAAGAAGCTCCTAGACTCTCCTAGGACGTACTACAACCTTATGCAG